ACCCTAATTTTGATTCTTTACAAACATATGTACCAAGAAAAGAAAGAGATGAGTGGAATGTTGTTGGTTTATTGGGTCAAATTAGAGTTTTAAAAAATCAACAAATACCTTCTAATTGGGTTATGATTAAGGATGTTAATAACAGTATAGCTATTTATCTAGTAAAATAATAAAATTATGGGAATAGGTAGTTATTATTTCAAAAATTTAGAGGGTAGAATTGTCCATAATGATTATTGGGATGCCCACATAACTTCCGATAATGAGGGGGCTCCATTAAATTACGCGACCACCATTAAAGATTCTACTAATTATAGTGTTATAACAAAAAACTTAGTGTTATGGTTAGATGTTAATAATAGTGGTACTACTGTAGATGGTAATTCTTTAACATCTTTAAGTACATGGAAGGACGCTATAATCAAACCATGTTCAGGTTTTACCACTTGTGATTTTGGTTTAACTGGTGTTGACAATGGTAGGTATGATAGACTTTCGGGTATTACAGTTAATTTTACTACCGCTGACACAAAAGTCATCCTTTACCCAGTTACTGGTTATACAATAAATTCTGCTACGGCTACTGGTTCAACAAAGGGTAAATATGATTACCCTTGGTCCTACCTAACAGGCACCACCACCTCGGTTAAAACTGGTAATTATTGTACAGAAAATAACGCTACGGGTTCTACTTGTAGTGTTGGTGATGTTATTTGTTTAAATGGTGGGTTCTATCAAGGATTTTTCAAATTAGATTTTGAAGACCCAAACCCTGAAGAAGTTACTGGTACAACTAAAGAATGTAATAAAGAAGTTGTGACTACAGAATACATTAATGTTAGTCCTGATGCGACAAAATATGATTTAATGCCGAATAACTTTAATATTACAGATAACGATTGTGATACTGGGACTGGTGGTTGGTCTATGGAGACTTGGATTAAATGGGATAATAGTGATTGCTCTAATTTAACAGGTGATACTTTAAATGATAATTTTAGTGCGAATACTGGGTTCTTTTTTTATATAGGGACAAGAGCTGAAAATAAATTTAAAAATGTTTTTTCTGGTGAAACTGGTCTTTATACTTGTGATGGTATAATACCACTATCACCTAATGGTGACGAACCTATCATTTCTAATAATGGTCAAGATTGGTTTAGTATAAGTACACCAGGTTTTGGAGATAGGTCTTGTTGTAATGGGTGTACGGGTAGTACTGTAAGTGCGACAACCGCAACAACATATTGTGATGAACTATCTGAAAACGCTTTAGGTTTTAGAATAAAACCAGACGGTAGGATTGGTTATAGAAAAATGACTGTTGCTGGATTTGAATATTGGTGTGATGATGATGGTAATGTAATAGATGGTTGTTTATTAGACCCACCCTCTAGTGGCTCTACAAGTGGAGCGACTTGTACCCCAAGTTCTTCAAATGGGAATAATAGTTTTTTTATAACTGGAACAACAATGGAAGAAGGTTATTCATCTTCCCCCGCTGTTTTAAGTGGTGACCATTGGACACATATTGTTGTCACCTATAGTCAGAATACCGTTAAAAACGATTTACCGGCTGGTACACTGCGTTTTTGGGTGAATGGTAGGGTTGTGTATAGGGTAGACAATTTTATTGGGTTACAACTAAGGGCTTTAAACGAGTATAGTTCAAAACAACTAGGTGTACCATATAACATATCTTGGGGTGGTGGTAGTCAAGGGTTGTTAGAATCACAAACTTTTGGTGGTCCCGACCCAGCTGACCAAGGTTTAGATATCGCAAAATACTTTGCTGGAACTTTTGATGGTGAACTATCACAATTAAGATTTTATGACTCGACCCTTAACTTACTAGAAATACGTAATAATTTTTATATCGACAGTGGTAGGTACTGTGTTAGGGAAACTTATGGTGGAGCTTTAATAGTACAACCAACATTAGATTATTGTTGTGGTAGTTGTTAAAGATAAAATAATATATTTATAATAAAGAAAGATAAAATGGCACAAAACTTTTTCATAAGAAAAAACTCACAACTACCAATATTACAAATGAAAGTAATCAATGATGGTAGAAATGATTATAAAAAGATTTTTGAGGAATTAGAAAATGCCGCAATAACTTTTTCCATGATTAATTCAGAGACTGGTAGGTACAAAATTTTTAATAAACCTGGTGTGTTAATCCCAGTAATATACGATGATTGTCTAACCAACGAACAAGAATATTATATTGGGTATAAATTTACACAAAAAGATGTTAATGCAGCTGGATGTTTTAAAGGTGAATTTAAAATTGATTTATTCGGTAACGGTAGTTCTTTAATTCTACCAATATACGAAGAACTTTTTATAAATGTTATGGACAGTTTTGTAAACTCAAAAATAGTTTGTTAATTTAGAAAAATTTTTTAAACATATCACCAAATAAGTCTTCTTCAATATCCATAGACACATGTTCATCACCCACAACTGTATCTATAATTTTTCTTTTCTTTTCTAATACCTTAAACATCATCTCGTCAATAGTACCTTGAACTATCGGATAATAAACATTAACTGTTTTGGTTGTACCTATTCTCCAAGCTCTATCTTCAGCTTGAGCATGATTAGAAGGTACAAAATCTAAATCATTCATTATAACCATTTCAGCTTTAGTTAATGTTATTGCGGTTCCAGCTGAAATTAAATTACCAACAAAAACCATTACATTATCATTTTCTTGAAATTGGTCAATGGAGTTTTGCTTTCTAGTACCATTCATTTTACCATTATGTCCTACCGCTAATTTACCAAAATGATTCATTAAAGCATCAAATGAGTGTGTAAAATTTGTAAATATAATTATTTTTTTACCATTTTCTAAAGCTTGTTCAGCCATTTCAATTGTTTGTTTTACTTTTTCCAAAGCTAAATATTTTCTCAAAACAACCAATTCAACCATATGTCTACCTGCGCCCAACCTTTTACCTTCAGATTTAGCCCACTCAAGATACTCATCAAAAACATTATTATATTCAACCATATTATCAATCTCTATATAATATGGGGCAACTATCTTTGGTGGTAACTCTAAATGGTCTTCTTTTTTTCTTCTGAGGATTAAACTTTTAGTTCTTTCGTGTAACTCTTCCAAATTAGAAGCACCATCTGTAATCCATATGTCTTGCATTCTACCGGCTTTAGTTTTTTTACGGAATTTTTTACCATCACAATACCTAAAAGCGTAATATTTCCAACTAGCGGTGACAGGTGATTCACATAAATTTAAAAGGTTAAAAAAGTCCATCGGTCTATTAGCGATTGGTGTACCAGTTAATAACCATTTTCTTTCTATTTTTTCACTTATTTGATTTATTATTTTTGTTCTAGCTGCTTTTGGATTTTTAGCCATGTGACATTCATCGACAATCATTAACTCGAAATCCTCATTAATTAAATCTCTATTAATATTTGATTCTTCATTTTTTTTTCTACCATCAGTTAAGGTGTGAAAATTTTTAAGTATATCATAATTAATAATAGTAAATTTTTTAGGGTTCCAATGACCAGACTTAACTATCGAGATGTCTTCTTCAGGTACAAAATTTGATATTTCCCTAAACCAATTTATTTTTGCGTTAGCTGGACAAATAACTAATATTCTTTCAACACCACTTTCTAAAGCCGCGACAATAGACATATACGTCTTACCTAAACCCATGTCATCACCTAAAATACATTTATTTTTACTAAGTAAAAACTTTATACCGCTTTCTTGATGTTTGAAAGCTTTCCAACCCCTATCATCTAATTCTTGGTATTTATCAAAATCCACTTCTACATTAAGGTTTTTTTCATATAAATTTTCAAAAACTTGTGTTTTAGGTACATAAAATAAAGGTGAGTATTTTTGATTTTTAAAAACCTTACCTTTTACGTGGTAAGTTTTTTGGGTGTCACCTAAAACCGTCTCAATTAAAATTTTTTCTGGTGTGTGAGATAAATCAAACTGTTCTTTTAGTAAATTACCGAAGAATTCCGTTATGGTAACAACTTTATTAACATCAACAGGGTCTCTATTAAAATTTTTTTCTATATATTCAGCTAAACTAGGTGATATAATTAATGACCCTTCCTTAATTAATTTTTTCTTTAAAGAAATTAAATATTCATTATTGCCTTCGTATTTCTCTAGTTTTAGTACTGTAGTCCTGTTTTTTAATCTATTTGCGTCTAACATATTCAGTTAAATATAATAACAAATAAAATAAAATAAACTAAATAGGTAATATCTAAATATTTATATAAAAAAGT